TATCGATGCTAAGGATGCTTCTAAGCAAGGTGGCACACGAGCTGATATAGCACCAGTTAACGGAATGGCTGGATCTAGTAAAGCACCAGAGCCAGGAACAATGGCAAGCATTGTTAAATTTGTAAAAAGATTAACCGGCACTGATTTAATAGGCGGTGGCGGTCAGGAGTCTGAAGCAACTCGCGCAGCCAAGGCGTTCCATGATGCAGTAACAGAAGGTCTAGAATTACAAGTACTAAGAATGAAGATTATTGGAGATCCATATTTTATTGTTCAAAGTGGTGCTGGAAATTACACAAGTCAGCCCTCGCAATATTTTAATCTTAACAGTGATGGAACAGTTAATTGGCAAAACGGTGAAGTTGATATTAGAGTTAATTTTAGAAGCCCTATAGACATTAATCAAAACACTGGACTTTATAATTTTGGAGGCACCAGTGCAGGTGCTCCTGTAGTGCATTTTAGTGGACTGTATCAAATAATACTAGTGAATAGCACATTCAGTAGCGGAGTGTTTACACAAGAATTAAAGGGTCTAAGAAGACCGCTGTATGAGTCTAAACAAACAGACGCAACATCAGATCAACTATACAGCACAAGTGCTAAACCCGTTGATAAGAAAGATCCAAAAGATGATAAGGACGTATAATGGCAGAAAATAACGACATTTATCATAGTTCCACGTCACAGACTAAACCAGATGCAGGCCCATTTCTTGCCAAGGTAGTTAGTCACCTAGACTCTAGTTATATGGGAGATCTTCAAGTAGAAGTGTTAAGACCAGTAGGTGCTGTTTCTCAAAATACTCAAGACGGTAGTACAGAAGGACAGTTAACGACTGTACACTATATGAGTCCTTTCTATGGCGTAACCGGCGTTCAATTTACAGGCCAAGATCCTAATGACTATAATAACACACAAAAAAGTTATGGCATGTGGATGATACCGCCCGATGTAGGAACCACTGTGGTTGTATTTTTTATACAAGGTGATACTAAGCGTGGTTACTGGATGGGTTGTGTTCAAGATGAACATGCAAACTTCATGTTACCGGGAATTGCCGCAACGGAATATACAGTAGACGGTGGAGATTTTCAAGATTCAGCCGGCAGGGCCGGTCGTGTTCCGGTAGCAGAATACAACAAAAATATTAATAATACCGGCGCCCCGGCATCGAGTATCACTAAACCTAAACATCCATTGACCGCAGTATTACAATCTCAAGGACTAATACTCGACGATATACGAGGCATCACTACTAGCAGTGCAAGAAGAGAAGTACCAAGCATGGTGTTTGGAATCTCCACTCCTGGCCCAGTTGATAAAAATACTAATGCTCCTAGAGGAGCGATCGGCAAAGCTGAAAGCCGTGTGCCTAATGCATTTGTCAGCCGGTTGGGCGGCACAACATTTGTTATGGATGACGGTGATTCGACTTATTTAAGAAAAACGCCAGCCAGTTCAGGCCCCCCTGACTATGCCGCTGTTGAACAAGATGAAACAGGTGGGAATGTTAATATTCCACACAATGAACTTGTCCGAATTAGAACACGTACTGGCCACCAGATACTTTTACATAACAGTGAAGATTTAATTTACATAGCAAATGCTCGAGGTACCGCCTGGGTTGAATTAACTAGTAATGGAAAGATCGATATTTTCTGTGCAGACAGTATAAGTGTGCATACTGGAAATGATATTAACTTTACTGCTGATAGAGATATTAATTTTACAGCCAAGGGAAACATTAATTTAAATGCCGCAGGAAATGCTAACTTAACAGCAACAGGAAACACTAATATTAACAGTGCGCATCATTACGAAACAGCAGGAAAAATTGACATGAATGGTCCAGTTGCTGCCAAAGCAACCAAGGCGGCAAGGATTCCAACCGCCGAGCCGTGGGCAGGACATGAAAATTTAAATCCCAGCCAGTTCACTCCTGCTAACACTAAATCAGTGGCAGCACCGACTGTGACACAACCAACATACTATAAAAAGTATACTACTAGTATAGATACTTTTAAAAATATTCCACCTCCTAATCAAGGACAGTAATTATGACTTCAAATGCTAATCTATATGATAAAATTGTATTACCAGCTGTAAATTCACCTGATAATATTAGACCAAAAATGTATAAAGGTTTCAGCACAATAAGCACTCAAACTGAAAATTATAATCTCTATGATTTTGAATTAATTAAGCAAGATTTATTAAATCAGTTTAATACACGTCAGGGCGAGCGTCTAATGAATCCTCTCTACGGAACAGTTATTTGGGACTTGTTATTTGAACCTCTTACAGAATCTGTTAAAAATGTCATTCTAGAAAATGTTAATCGCATTATAAATTCTGACCCTAGAATAAAGCCTGGACAAGTGGTTGTAACTGGTTATAATCAGGGTATACAAATACAATGTACGTTAACGTATGTGCCGTATAATATCCAGCAAAGTTTACAATTAAACTTTGATCAAGCTAACGGCCTGCTAGTTGCTTAATTAAACACGCACATTATCTAAACAAATAAATACCATATTAGGATAAATCATGAGTTCAACCGATAGACAAAATAATCTATTAATATCAGAAGACTGGAAAAAAATCTATCAGAGCTTCCGTAATGCAGACTTTCAAAGTTACGACTTTGAAAATCTTCGTAGAACCATGATTCAGTATTTGCGTACTAATTATCCAGAAGATTTTAATGATTATATTGAAAGCTCAGAGTATCTAGCACTTATCGATTTAATAGCATTTCTTGGGCAAAGCGTAGCATTTCGTGTAGACTTAAATGCCCGTGAAAACTTTTTAGAACTAGCTAGTCGTAGAGATAGTGTACTACGTTTAGCAAGATTAATTAGTTATAATGCCAAGCGTAATATTGCCGCACAAGGTCTTCTTAAATTCACCACAGTACAGACTACTGAAACTGTTATCGATAGCAATGGTCGTAACATTGCTAATCAGGTTGTAACTTGGAATGATCCTAGCAACACAAATTGGTACGATCAATTTATTCGTGTTATCAATGCAGGGCTACCGCAAACTCAACAGTTTGGCAATCCAATAGCATCTGCTACAATATATGGAATACCTACTAGTCAGTATAGATTCAATGCAACTAATACTAATGTTCCTGTGTTTTCTTTCACAGCAACAGTGGCCGGCCGTTCAATGAATTTTGAAATCACTAGTACTACATTTAGCGGCCAATCGTTCATTTATGAAGAAGCTCCGAAACTAGGACTAGCCCCTGCTTGCGTTTATAGAGATGACGGGCATGGATCAGGTAGTTCTGGTACAGGATTCTTTTTTAATTTTACACAAGGTAATTTACAAGCTGGACAATTTACAGTGACACAACCTAGCAGTAATGAAAGTATTGATATTGCTACACAAAATATTAATAACAATGATGTTTGGTTATATCAGTTAGATCAAAACGGTCTTGAAAGTAATCTGTGGACACAAGTAAGTGCAACTACTGGTAATAATGTTATATACAATAGTTTAAATAAAAATATTAAAGACATTTATACTGTAGTCACTAGGGCAGGCGACCAGGTCAGTTTAGCATTTAGTGACGGAACATTTGGAACTTTGCCATTGGGTTCATTTAGAACTTATTATAGAATTAGTAATGGGTTAAGTTATGTTGTAAACCCTGCAGATATTAAAAATGTGTCTATAAGTATTCCTTACACTTCGGCATCTGGCTCAGCGGAAACATTAACTCTTAGTTTAAGTTTACTGTCTACTGTTAATAATGCAACAGCATCTGAAGACAATGCTACTGTAAAAACTAATGCCCCTCAAACTTATTATACACAAAACCGTATGATAACTGGAGAAGACTATAATATTAGTCCACTATCAGTTACACAAGCAGTTGCAAAAGTAAAAAGCGTTAATCGAGCTAGCAGTGGTATAAGCCGTTATTTTGATCTAGCCGATCCTACTGGAAAATATTCATCGACAAATTTATTTGCTGACGACGGAATTATCTACCAAGACACCTATACTACTGATACACAATTTAGTTATACTACTAAAGTTGATATTGAGGGTGTTATCTATAATAAAATTACTGATATTCTTAGTAGTTATGATCTCGCTAATTTTTACTATAACAGTTTTGTAAATTTTTTAACTTCAAGCCTTAGCATTGCTTGGTATAAAACAACATCAGACAGTCTTTCATCTACTGGATATATTGGAGCAGTTGTCGACTCTGCCGCCTATAAAGTGGGAACCTATACAAACACTGATTTAAAATATCTATCACCTGGCGCATTAATTAAATTTACGGCGCCATCGGGAAAATATTTTGACACACTAAATGGAAACAAACTAGTTACTGGTACAGCTACTAGTGCAGGAGCAACTAGCTATATTTGGGCTGAAGTAGCCAGCGTCAGTGGAGACGGAACTGCTAATAATACTGGAGTGCTACCTTCCGGGTTAGGCCCAATTACACTAAATCAACCAATACCATCCGGCGCGGTACTTGCTAAATTAGTTCCTAAATTAACTACTAGTATCAGCTCGTCTGTAGTGACAACTATGATTGATTTAGTATTTGCAAATAAACCATTCGGTCTACGTTATGATGCGACTACACAAACCTGGCAAATTATTTTTGAATCAAACCTAAATACAATCTCATCGTTTAGTTTAGGTAATCAAGGAGATCAAACTAATTCACAGCAGGACTCGAGCTGGCTATTACTATTCACGACAGACAACCAAGTATACACAGTGACAACAAGATTGTTACGTTATATATTTGAAAGTGATCAGCAAGTACGTTTTTACTTTGATAGTACTAATCCAATTTATGACTCGTCAACTGGAACTATAGTATCTGATATAATTAAAATACTCAGCGTTAACACACAGCCAGACAGTACTTCTGCATTTACTATTGATCAGCCTTGGAGAGTAACAAAAGAGTATAGCGGACTTGACGGGTATATTGATAATCAAAAAATATTAGTTAGTTTTGGTCAGAATTCTAATGACGGTACAATCGTTGACCCAGAAATATTTTTAAATATTGTAGCACCGTCTACAGCACCGTTGACAAAATATATTATACAGAAAAAATACACACTCGCTGACGGACAAGAAGATTATCAATATGTAAGTAACAGTGCCGGAACAGTTATTATTGCGGCTACCCAAGCTTCGGTTCAGTCAACTTTAACATCATATAAAGACGGACAGTATTTTTATTTTGTTGATACTGGAGTTGTTAAACAACTAGCATTATCTACAGTAACGTTAACACCAAGTCTTGATTATAAAGTATATGTAGGGCGCGATAAATTAAAATTTCAATATACCCATAGTGCAGATTATAATTCTAGAATAGATCCAAGTGCTAGTAATATTATTGACATTTATATTTTAACTAAAAATTATGACACTTCATTTAGACAATGGCTTGTAGGTGCGAATGTCAGCGAACCGTTACCACCAAGTTCAGATGAATTGTATAATCTGATTTCTCCTAATTTAAATTTAATTAAATCTATCTCAGATGAAATAGTTTACCATCCGGTAAGTTATAAAATATTATTTGGATCTACAGCCTCAACTGAAGTACAGGCAACATTTAAAGTAACGAAGAATTCGAGCAGTGTAGTATCAGATAACGATATAAAAGCTCGAGTAATAACTGCAATTAATACATTCTTTGCTCTTGATAATTGGAATTTTGGTGATACCTTTTATTTCACAGAATTGTCAACATACGTAATGAATCAACTAGTTCCTGATATTACAAACTTTGTAATTGTTCCTAAGCAAACAGGTTTATACTTTGGTAGTTTATTTGAAATACAATGCCCTAGCAATCAAATTTTTATTAATGGTGCAACGGTAGCTGATATTGAGATAATTTCAAGTATCACCGGCGGCAACATTAAATCTGTAACAGGAAATGGATTGACAACGATAACATCTAATCAAAATGTAACTAGCGCCAACTATGGAGCACTAAATGGCTAACAGTAATATACCTACCGGTACATCTGCTATCGCAGTAAATTTCTTACCCAACTATTTTAAGACTGATGCTAATAAGAAATTCTTACAAGCCACTATTGAACAACTAGTACAACCAGGCACTGTAAAAAAAGTTAATGGCTTTATAGGCAGAAAAAATGCCAAAGCGGCATTAGGCACTGACATATATGTTAATGCGGCAGACGATGCCCGTCAAAACTATCAGCTTGAACCAGGATTTACAGTTCAAGATCCTCTGGGAAATGTTACTTTCTTTAAAGATTATATTGACTATATTAATCAATTAGGTGTATTCGGCGGAAATACACTTAACCACGCCAGGGTAAACGCTCAAGAATTTTATTCATGGGATCCGCACATTGACTGGGATAAGTTTGTAAACTTTCAAAACTATTACTGGCTACCCTATGGCCCGGCAACAATAACAATTCCGGGCCAGCAACTAGCTATTACTAGCACATATACAGTTAATCTACAATCAGTAGGTGCTGACAATCAATATGTGTTCACACCAGACGGTGATACTCCTAATCCGGTATTGCGATTATACAGAGGACAAACTTATCAATTTAATATTACTAGTCCCGGACATCCTTTTAGTTTTAAAATTGCAAAAAATACAAATTTAGCCGATAGATATACGGAAGGTGTTAGCGCCAACGGTGTAGTTTCCGGAACTATTACTTTTAAAGTTCCTGTCGATGCACCTAGTTTGTTATTTTATCAAAGCGACGATGATCAAAATATTGGCGGCGCAATAGAAATTTTTGATATAACAGCAGATACATTTATTGATGTAGTGAAAGATGTTTTAGGTAAAAAAACATACACACTCCCTGATGGAACATCTTTAAGCAACGGAATGAAAGTTGCATTTAGCGGTAATGTTACCCCAATTGAATATGCCGACGCAGAATTTTATGTTGAAGGGGTTGGCGATGCTATTAAATTAATTAATAAAAACATATTAGAAATTGTAACAACTTATACGATATCCGAAGCAGTATATTTTGATGCAACTCCATTTGATGCTCAGCCATTTAGTGATGCAACTGGATTTGCGTTGACTAAAGATTACCTTCTTGTTAATCGCGGTAGTAGAGATCATAATCCGTGGTCGAGATATAATCGTTGGTTCCATAAAGATGTTATAGCTACTAGTGCTAAATTATCTGGCCAGACAGTTAATCTTGATCAAACTGCAAGAGCTGTAAGACCTATTATTGAATTTAATGCTGATTTAAAATTATTCAATTTTGGAACGCAGGCAATATCTGATATTGACGTAGTAGATACATTTACTAAAGATGTGTTTTCAACAATTGAAGGAAGTGCAGGATACAATGTTGATGGTATATCGTTAACACAAGGCCAGTTAATTTTATTTACAGCAGACACTGATAGATTAGTTAAAAATAACATTTATAAAGTTACCTTTATTAATATACAAGGTTATAATCAAATTCATCTAGTACCTTATGCAACTCCTGTACTTAATCAAGTGGCATTAGTTAAACAAGGTACAAATAATGCTGGGCAAATGTATTGGTATAACGGCACTACTTGGAAAACAGCACAACAAAAACTTTCAGTAAATCAACCACCTCTATTTGATATAGTTGATAGTAACAAAGTATCGTTCGGTGATACCGCAACCTATCCTGGAACTACTTTTAAAGGTACACCGGTGTTTGGATATACAGTAGGAAAAGGTACAGCAGACACTAGTCTAGGATTTGCCTTAACCTATAAAAATATTAATAATATCGGTGATATTGTCTTTAACTTTGCCCTAGTAACTGATAGTTTTCAGTATAAATTACTTACTACTACAGCTCTTACAACGGTGGGAGTCAACACCGGATTCTTAGTTAGTCAAGACTATGCCGGTAATGTAGTTTATAAGAACGGATGGACGACCTGCACAGCATCATATACACAAGCGGCTATTCGAATTTATAAAAATAGCAATTTAAAAAATAATTTTCCATTAGATATTTTTGATGATATAACAAATCTTAATGATCTTGTTGTTCGCGTTTATATTAACGGGTATCGTGTTGATCCTGCCACATGGTCGTTAGTTGATGATACGATTTATAAAAAAATTAAATTAACATCTGATCTAGCATCAACTGATATATTAACTATTAAAGCCTATGCGGCTCAGCCAATTAATAAAAATGGGTATTATGAAATTCCCGTAAACTTGCAAAATAATCCATTAAACGCAGATATTGGAACATTTACGCTTGGCGAAGTCATCGATCATGTAAGTTCAATTGTTGATAATCTTACTACCTTCTCTGGAATATATCCGGGAGATAGTAATTTAAGAGACCTAGGAAACATTACAGCATACGGAACAAAGTTTGTTCAGCACAGCGGCCCTATGAGCTTGTCAGTATATCATACTACATCCGAAACTAATAATATAGTTCGTGCTATTGAAAAAAATCGTGAAGATTATAATATTTTTAAAAGAAATTTTATTTCAGTTGCAGAATCATTAGGTATTGATGGTGATACATCAACTCTTGTTGATCTAATTTTACAGAAAGTCAACGCTAATAAACCGAACACTAGTCCATATTACTTCAGTGACATGGTTCCCTACGGTGCTACTATTGTAACTAATTTGACAGTTATTGATTATAGAATTAAAAACTATCCATTGACTAATGTGTTTACCTTAGCTAGTTTAAGTAATAAAGCAGTAGGTGTTTATCTAAATAATACACAACTATTGTATGGTACACAGTATACTTTTAGTGATCAAGGATTTGTTGTAATAGACAATTCAGTGTCATTAACTAATGGCGATACTATTACCACTCGAGAATATCTAAACACTGACGGATGTTTTGTTCCCGAAACCCCTACTAAGTTAGGGATTTGGCCAAAGTACGAACCTAAAATTTATTTAGATACAACCTTAATCAATCCTGTTTTAATGATACAGGGCCATGACGGTAGTCAAATTGCTGCCTATGGAGATTATAGAGATCAGGTTATTTTAGAATTAGAAAAAAGAATCTTTAATAATATTAAAGTACAGTATGATCCTACAATATACGACATTGCTGATATAGTTCCTAGTTACAATCGATCTAATGCCTTTAGTAGAACCGAGTTTGATCAAACCTTGGCACCTAGTTTTTATAAATGGTCTAGTTTAATAGATCAAGATTTTACTAAACCGATTCGTTACGATATTACTAATAGCTTTAGTTATAATTATCAAGGTCATAGTGCCCCAGACGGATCAACTGTACCAGGCTATTGGAGAGGAATATATAGATATTTGTTAGACACTGATCGCCCTAATATTTGCCCTTGGGAAATGTTAGGATTTACTATTCAACCTAGTTGGTGGACACAGGTATATGGTCCTGCTCCTTACACTAGCGACAATACTCCAATGTGGCAAGATATTACAGATGGAATTGTAAGACAACCGGGAATCGCTACAGTAAAACTTCCTAAATATGCCAAGCCGTTCTTAATTAAACATATTCCAGTTGATGTTTCTGGAAATTTAATTAGTCCTCTGCAGGCAGGATTAGCAGTGGGCACTGTTACTCTTGATACTAGTTTAGGGTACATATTCGGAGACGTTGGCCCAGTAGAGTCAGCATGGCGTCGTAGCAGTCACTATCCATTTAGTGTCTTACTAGTATCTATGCTGTTGACTCCTGCTAAAACATTTGGATTACTATTAGATAGATCACGCATAGTCCGTAATATTGCAGGTCAAATAGTGTACAGTGATACTGGATTAAGAATTAAACCTAGTGATATTAAATTACTTACAACATATAATAATTCTACAGGCATACGTACTGCTGGAATTATAAATTATCTTGTAAATTTTATTTTAAGTGATAACTTAAAATCTTATTCGTCGTATCAATATGATTTGTCTAACATTGGAGCTAATCTCAGTTATAGGATAGGAGCATTTACTAGTAAAGAAAAATTTAATTTATTGTTAGATTCTAAAACCTATGCTTCAACTAGTAGTGTATTTGTCCCACAAGAAAATTATTCTATTATTTTAAACAGTTCTAGTCCAATTAAAAAAATTGCTTATAGCGGCATTATAGTAACCAAAATAAATGCAGGATACGAAGTTAAAGGTTACAGCCAGACACAATTATATTTTAAATATTATCCTTATACACAATCTGGCGCCGCAGTTAATGTTGGCGGAATATCTGAAACTTACACAGCATGGTCTGAAAGTCAACAATACGCTGCCGGCACTATAGTTAAGTATGGTGCTACATACTATCGCGTAAAAACTACACATACTACAACAAATACTTTTAATAGTGTGTATTATATTTCTTTAACTAGTTTGCCAGTAATAGGCGGCAGGAACGCTATATTTAGAAAAACATGGGATCGAACTAAACCTACAGTGGTCCCATACGGCACTGTGTTTTCATCGGTACAAGAAGTTGTAGATTTTTTATTAGGCTACGGTGAATGGTTAAAAGACCAAGGATTTATATTTGACGAATATAATGCAAAACTAAATGCTGTGACTAACTGGGAAACTAGTGCTAAGGAATTTATGTTCTGGAGCACACAAAATTGGAGTTCTGGACGAGATAAGTGGGTAACATGGTCGCCGTCATTGACTATCGCCAGCGGCGATATTGTAAGATATAACGGAATTTACTACAGGGCAGTAAAGAATGTCCCTGCATCATTACAATTCAATGCTAACAATTTTGTTAAACTAGATAGCCTTAGCACTGTTGGCAGTAGCGTTATTAGTCTAAGCCCAAGTGCATCAAAAATTGCGTTTAGTACTACACTAGCAGTTGTAGATAACATTACTAATCCATTTAACAACTATGAAATAGTAAAAGTAGATGGTACCCCGTTAGAGTCTACTTTTATTAATTCTTATAGAGAAAATAATGAAGTTAGTTATAGTTCTAGAACCAATGATGGAATATACGGTGCAAGTTTTTATCTAATACAAAATGAACAAGTTGTAATATTAAACAATACAACTATGTTCGGTGACACTATCTATTCCCCTGCAACTGGCTATCGCCAAGAGCGCATCAAAATTTCAGGATATGTTAGTATAGATTGGTACGGCGGATTTGATGTACCAGGATTTATTTTTGATGAAGCTATTATAAATGATTGGGAACCGTGGCAAGATTATAACCTAGGTGATATTGTTAAGTATAAACAATTTTACTACAGTGCTGATAAATTTTTGCAAGGAACTGAAACATTTAATCCAGCAATGTGGATTAAATTAACTAAGGCTCCTACCGCTGAGTTGTTGCCTAACTGGAACTATAAAGCCGGCCAGTTTGAAGATTTTTATAGCTTAGACAGTGATAATTTTGATTCAATGCAACAACAAGTTGCTCAACACCTAATTGGTTATCAAAAGCGTTCATACTTAGATAATATTATCAAAGATGATGTAAGTGAGTTCAAATTTTATCAAGGAATGATTAGAGAAAAAGGCACACAAAATGTTTTAAACAAATTGTTTGATGTCCTTAGTTCTGATAATCAAGAGAGTTTAAAATTTTATGAAGAATGGGCAATACGTCTCGGCCAATATGGTGCTAGCGGTGCTTTTGACAATATCGAATTTATTTTAGACGAGTCATTATTTAAAAATAATCCTCAAGGATTTTCATTAGTAAATCAGCCTAATCCCACAGCTTACGATAATATTATTCGTCAGACACCGACTGATGTTTACCTAAAACCTACCGGATACAATAATGCACTGTGGCCACAACTAACTGCGCCCCAGACATATTTACGTAGTGCTGGATATGTTAGGTCATCAGACGTGTTTATCAGCCTCGGACAGTTGTCTGAAATCGTTAAGTATGACATTACTACGTTTAACAACGGATCTTATATATGGTGCGCATTTGAGAACACCAGCTGGAATGTTTATAGATTCACAGATGTAAATTTTCATGTTACTAGTGTAACATATGATAACGTCAGCGTACTTACAATTTCAATTCAAAATAGTGTAACATTACCTGTAGGATCTTGGATCGGTATTAGTCAAACTTCAAATATAAATGGTTTTTATCAAATAACTAGCGTTACATTAAATTCGTTTACCGTAACAGCTAAACCTGCAAGTTGGTCTGCACCATTTACTCAATTAACCGAAATAGTAATTTTTGCATTATTATCGCAACGTACTAGTTCTATAGATGATATCGATTCTATTATTCCTTTACGATTAACTGCCGGCGAATTGTTATGGACTGACGATATAGGAACAGGTAAATGGGGAGTTTGGAAATATAATCCAGTTTATAGTAAATCATCCTTAATTAATACTAGCCCTGCTTCTTTGTTGAACTATGGCCGAACTGTGGCAATTAATAAGAACGGAAATATTTTAGGAATCTCAACAGCTAATGGTGAAGTTATTGTTTGGGATAAAGCGTCACCTGTGTCTGCTTGGACCCAACGAGAAGTTGTACAACAGCCATTTATTGCTAGTGTATTACATACACCTCTCCCAGGAACTGTTGCTAGCACAGTAGCGTTTAGTGCAGACGGTACTTGGCTTGTAACTGGCAGTCCGACAGTAGGTTATGCATACTCTAAGTATCTAGGCGAGTATATTTCGTCTAATACCTATGCAATTGGCGATATAGTATCAATTGGCCATAATTATTTTTATCAAGCTCTAGTAGCCGTATCAATCAATCACGCACCTACCGTCGGCAACGTATCAAACAGTTATTGGGAAAATATTCCTTATATTCCTGTTTCTTCGTCAGGCACAACTAGTAATTTAATTTCACAAGGGGTAATTAGTCTTTATAAGAAAGACACTAATAACATCTATACACTAGTTGATACTATCATTAGCCCTAATCCACAGTTAAATGAATTGTTTGGATCCACTATACAATTTTTTAATGCGGCCGGCTCTAACCCGTTTAACAACAGCACATTTACTAGTGAAATACTAGTCAGTGCACCGGGTAGTGGTGTAATATATTCATTTGTCTATGGCAGTGTCCAAGAGGCAAGTACTGCATATAATCCAGTAGGTAGTAGCGGAGCAACTATAGTTGTGACTAGTACCGCAGGAATTTTGCCAGGCATGATAGTTACCGGAATAGGATTCACCAGCGGACAAACAGTATTAACAGTTGTTAATTCTACAACGTTATTGTTAAGTGGTAGTCCCAATAGCACCCCGTCAGGTGTTTTAAAATTCTCAGTAAACGGTTGGTTCTTTAATTCTGCTTTAGCAGAAAACGGAAAAGTACTAGGCAATTCGATTACAACCAGCGGTGATGGACAAACTGCCTATGCATATACAGTATCCGGTGGATCAACCGGAGTAGTTAAAGTAATTTCAAATAACATATCGGGACTTACTGCTACTATTACAGGAACTACATTAACATTCGGCTCTAGTATCGCATTGTCGAATGACGGTACATATCTTGCAGTGGGTGATCCATTCGCTAAGGGAATTGATGTAAATCAGGGAGCTGTGATAGTTTATAAATTAACTAATAATTCATACAGCCCTTATCAAACAATAGTTAATCATGCTCCCCAGAATAGTGGAAACTTTGGTAAAACACTAGCGTTCATGTCTGACAAAACTTTAGTGATTTATAGTGCTAATGCTGATACTATCAGAGAAATGAGTTTTGATGATCATAAAACTAGACTTAGTAACAGCCAAACACTCTACGGAAATCCATACGTGCTCGATACTCGAGAAACTATTGATGGTAAAACTAATATAAACACAGTACCGACTACATTTGATAAAAACAGTACTGCATTTACAACCAAAGATCCTAACAGCGGCAAGATAGACATTTACGACAATTATAATTCAAAATGGGTTTATGCTGAGTCTCTAGCCACTACCAATTTAACTAGCGATGCGTATGGAACTGGGTTTGCAGTTGGCGCAAATCATGTTATCGTTGGGGCACCGTTGGCACTTGATCAAACATACACATCTGGCCAGGTTTATGATTATTATAAAAATAACGGGGCATACACATGGACATTATCTAGAGTTGAAAGCGATAGACCAGATGCAACAAAAGTTAAACGAGCATTTTTATATAATCGAAAAACTGGTGATTTAATTAAACACTTAGATGTTGTTGATCCTCTACAAGGAAAAATTCCAGGAATCGCCGCTGAAGAAATAACATTTACATCATTCTATGACCCAGCAGTATATTCGATTGGAGATACTACAGTAACAGTTAATACAAACAAGCCTTGGACAAAATCTCAAGTAGGAAAATTATGGTGGGATTTAAGAACAGCTAAGTTTATTGATGCAAATGACACTGATGTAGTATATAGAAATAGCTTTTGGAATACATTATCTACTGGTGCGAGCATTGACATTTATGAATGGGTTTCAACCACATACCTACCGGCTGCTTGGGATAGCCTAGCTGATACAGAGCAAGGCCTGGCATTAGGTATTAGTGGCAAGAGTTTATACGGAAATACTTCATATAGTATTAGCCAGGTCTTTGACACGATAAGTCAAACATTTAAAAATACATATTATTTCTGGGTAAAAAACAAAACTATAGTTCCGTCCGTGTCCGGTCGATATATGTCAGCCGCCGACACTGCATCGTTAATCGGAAACCCAAGAGGACAAGGTTACGAATATCTTGCCTTAACAGGATTAGATTCATTTAGTTTAGTTAATGTTAAACCTGTCTTAAAAGGAATTGATGTAGTACTATCAGTTGAATATTGGAAAACTTCTAAGACAGATCAAAATGTTCATAGCCATTGGAAAATTATTAATGATGATATTTCAACTACTATACCGGCAACGATTGAACAAAAATGGTTTGACAGTTTGTGCGGAAAAGATTTGAATGATCGCCCAGTCCCAGATTTAACACAGCCGCCTAAATTGCGCTACGGCATTGAAAATCGTCCTCGTCAGAGCATGTTTATCAATCGATTTGAAGCACTAAAACAAGTAATAGAAAAAGTTAATGTAGTGCTAGCCTCTAATCAAATCCAGGAAACAAAAAAATTAACTGCATTAAATTCATATGACAAATATCCTGATTTTGTAACGCTAACTGACGGTACAAAGATATTACCAAGCGGCCTTTATGATGTAACATCAGATACTGATGCTGAGTTGAGTTACATAAGTGTTGGTGCATTTAGACGTCCTGATCTAAGTCCAGTGATTGTTGATGGAAAAATTACCGGCATCACTATAAATTATGCAGGTGCAGGTTACTTGTACGCTCCGTATATAGAAATAGTAGATAGTAATGGTGTAGGAGCAGTAGTTAGATCGACAATTAACTCATTAGGACAAATTACAGGATCAGTGGTAATAAAAAGCGGCGAAGGTTATAGTGCCACTGCTGTTTCTATTGTTAGAGACTACTCGGCATTAGTTTACAGTGATAGTCAGAATCAGAATACATGGTCTATATACAGTTATGATCCTACAGGAAAAGTTTGGTCTAGAATAAAGTCTAAAACATATGACGTTAGAAATTATTGGTCGTCAGTTGATTGGTATGCTACTGGTTACAGTTCATTAACAGCATCTGATTTTTATCTTGAAACTTTTGCACAATTAAGTACTATAACTCCTAAAGTAGGACAACTAGTACATGTTGCAACTTCATCAACTCACGGCTGGCAGTTACTTTACAAATATGCTAATTCCACATCAACAGATTGGACACAATCTTATAAGGTTGTTGGTTTAGAGAAAGGAACAATTAAATTAAGCTCTGACTTATATAAGTTTGCCAATACTAGTATCGGGTATGATGATAGCACATTTGACGGTGTTCCTTTTGATACTGTAGCTACTACTGAACTTAGAATAATATTAACTGTACTAAAAGATGATATCCTTACTGATGAATTAAAACAGACCTATCTTGATTTATTCTTTACTAGTGTACGATATGCACTAAGTGAACAAACCTATTTAGATTGGATTTTTAAAACTAGTTTAATCAAAGCGACTCATAATATTGGAACATTGAATCAACCAGTTAATTATCAAACTGATAATCTTGCTAATTTCCAAGAGTATGTAGCAGAAGTTAAACCCTATAGAACTAAAATTAGAGAATATGTAAGTGCATATTCAAAAGTTGATACTGCTAAAACTTTAATAACCGACTTTGACCTTCCTTCAGTGTATGAAAATTCAAGATTCTCCCCTATACAAACTTATATCAGGGGTGGAAAAGTTTTATCAGATAATGCAATAGTAAACACATATCCTTGGAAAAATTGGTTTGATAATGTTGGCTTTGTAGTTACTGATTTAAAAATAGTCAGTGGAGGCAGTGGATATTTTACAGAACCAACAGTTAGAATAATTAGTGATTCAGGCACAGGTGCTACTGCTCGCGCATTTTTCTCTAATGGCGTAGTTAATAGAATTGTATTATTAACTCATGGCACTGGGTATTTGTCAGCTCCTACAGTAATTATTGACGGCGGTACAAGTGTAGATGGAACTGCCGCTAGGGCAATAGCTGTTATTGGCAACAGTTATGCTAGTGATCAGCCACATGGTGTTATTAGATCTGCGCTAGTTAAGATTAAATTTGATCGAGTGTCGCAAACTTATTATATTACACAATTACAACAAACTGAAACATTTACTGTAACAGGTACTCAACTACAGTTTAATTTAACTTGGGCTCCTGATTTAAGAATTGGTCAAACTACTGTCACAATTAATGATATCACTGTTTTAAGAGACTTGTATACATTATCTGTAAAAACTTCAACTAATAAAGGATATACTACCTACTCGGGATTAGTTACATTCGCTACTTCTCCAGCAGTCGGTGCAGTTGTTAAAGTTACATACGTCAAAGACTGGTCGTTGCTAACAGCGGCAGATAGAATTCAATTTTATTACAACCCACAAAGCGGACAAATCGGTAATGATCTAACGCAACTTATGACCGGTATCGACTATGGTGGTGTCATTGTCAACGGATTAGGATTTGATGTTTCGGCAGGTTGGGGAGCATTACCGTATGCATCGGATAAATGGGACACGTTTGACTCTACTTTCAATGATTATATTGTAACAATTACTGCCGGCCAACGTACTTTAACATTGCCCTATATTCCTGTAGCTGGCACACAATTAAATGTCTACTATGTGCATCAACAAGTTGATACATTTGTATCTGATGGCTCTACTTTAAAATATAGTTATTCGTCTAATGATCTATATCCTACAGTTAGTGTAGTAACAACACTAACATCAACTGCAACAACATCTACGGTTAACCTAGCGGGAGTTTTCTTATTAGGACTAACAAGTATTACTGGTATTAAACTAGGTGATGTTGTGACCTCTGCAGGATCAAGTTCATTCTCTTACGGAACTACAGTTAAGGCAATTAATACTCAAACTAATGTAGTTACACTAAGTCAAATTTTATATGCTAACATACCAGCCGGCCAGTCTATAGTATTTTCACATTTACTATCAACACCTATAAACTATACAATATCAACAAATAGTACTATAATTTTAAAAACTGCTATCACTGCCGGTAGTGTCTTAACTGTAACCGGAAATTATAACCCAGTTAGAATTGATAGTTTAACCTATGTGGCGCCTGTAGTTCCATTAGATGGTGGTTCAGCAGGCTCATTGACCGCAGGCTCTACAGTAGATGACGGTAGTGCGAGCGATAGTTACAGTAGTATAGATGACGGTGGTGGTGCAAATGTTATAACAGATTTACCGTTTGGTAGTACTATTGTCATGCAAACTCCTATTGCTGATGGAATTAACCCTACTGTAATTACTATTCCTAGCAGTTATCCAGCACACGACGGTGATACATTTATTATACGTCAAAGTACTAGCGACGGTTCGATTAAACCACAGGAAAACGATTACGATACTGCGTTATCAGGCGGAAATATGTCTTATTCTAGTGCGATCGGTATTGCGGCAGAAGACATTATAGTTGACGGTGATGGTATGGTTACACCTACATCAAGTCCCGCTCCGGAAGAAGTAGTACCGGGACAAGTCGTTGATGCAGTAGCAATAAAAGTTTATGATCAGCCTAATTCTGGAAGTGCAAATATTAAAGTTGATAATTTTATTGCTAACGGTTCCACTACAAAATTTAAAATTAGTCAGACTCCATCAAGTCCTCGTGCAATTATTGTAAAAACTAATAGCACAATTAACACTTACGGAACAGATTATAGTATAGACTATGCTAATAAACAAATAATTTTTACATCTGCACCGTCATCTAATGCAACAGTTAGTATATTCAGTTTAGGATTTAACGGAAGTAATATCTTAGATATTGATTATTTTGTAGGTGACGGCAATACTCTTGAATTTATCACCAAAGCGCCGTGGCTATCGTCGGTTACTAGTTTAGTCTACGTTAACGGTACTGCTATAACTCCAGCATTGTTTAAAACAGATAACACTTATGTGAGTGCTAATCGTATAGGTTTACGTTTTTCATCACCGCCTGCAAAAAATAGTTTAATTAACTATATCATTGTCAGCGGTAGCCAACAGACATTTGCTATTACAAAAACAGAAACTTTAGTAGGTACAGGAAAAAATTCTTACAATCTACAATATCCAATTGGCACCAGTTTGCCATTAGAAACAAGTATGTTAGTTCGTGTCGATCAAAAAATATTATTAGGGCCTAATAATTCATATTTTACCATTGCCAATAACAAATTATCATATAAAATTGATCCGACTGCTTTCTTACCGTATAGCGTGGCTCTTGAAAACATAAAAGTTTATGCCAACGGTGTGTTATTATCTATTGGCACTGATTATACCGTTGATTTAAGTGGTATTACAATCAGCATTAATCAGTCTACGTATACTACCTATACTGGATTAAAATTAATTGTTAGTGTCACTAGCAACGAAGCCTATGCTTATGACTCAACTACCGGGACTATTACATTTACACAGAACTATGACAATACCCATAATATTGAAGTAATCAGTAGTTATAGACATGATGTATTAGATATCCAACGTACAGATATTAACGTTACTACTAGTTTGCAACTAACACCTGATACAGTGACTTTCTTTAATTACAAAGCAGTTACTGGCGGAATCATACAACTTAATAGATATGTTGCTAACGACGGATATGTCTGGATAATTAAAAATGGTTCACTACTTGTACCAGCAGTTGATTATAAACTAAATGATGACCATACTTCAATAACTATGGCGTTAAATTTAGTTAGAACTGATACGATAACCTTTATAACTTATAGTAGTAATATATTAAATTCTGGCATTTCATATATGCAATTTAAAGATATGTTAAATCGTGTGCATTTTAAACGATTAAATCTTTATAAAGAAACATATCTTGTTAATCCACTATACTACAATGATACACAGATAGTAGTTGCAGATGCAAGTAAATTTGACCTTCCTAATACTTCTAATAATAAACCTGGTATTATTGAGATTAGAGGCGAGCGCATTGAATTCTTTGCACTTACACAAGATGTAACTTCGAGTCATTGGATTCTAACAAATTTACGTAGAGGAACATTAGGTACCGGAACTCCCATAATACATCATATTGGATCGTGGGTACAAGAAATTGGTGCAAGTGAAACTATACCTTATTCTGAAACTACTACTACACAACAGATAGTAGCAGATGGTGTATCTAATCTGTATGATATTAATTTTGTTCCAAAGAAAACTGCAACCACGTGGAATTATTCTTCTGGATACACATCCAGTATTCCTACAGGATATGGTCAGTGTGACAACATTGAAGTATTCGTAGGCGGATATGATACTAGCTCAGTATGGACTGCAAATACTTCATATCTTGCTGGAGTTATTATTACACTAGGTAGTTATACATACAAGTGTACAGTAACGCACACAAGCGGAACAGTTTTCCAATCAGATTTTACAGCTGGAAAATGGACTTTCTTTGTGGGAAATATTCGATTAAAGAAAAAACCCTACATGGTTCATAATGTCAATATCGCTCCAGCTAGTCCCGAAGGAGACCTACAGTTAGATGCTGATTTTGCTGTAGACGGGACTAGTGCAAAAATTAGACTAACAACTCCGCTAGCAGTGAATAATGTTATCACAGTAGTTCAACGTCAAGGAATTGCGTGGGACAGCACACTTAATATTCAAAATGATACAAGTCAAATAGCTAATTTCCTTAAGGCGGTTCCCGGTATCTGGTATAAGGACTTTAAACAGGTAAGTACAGTATCGACTGGTCCTTCAACATTTGACACTAGTTCAACATCGCTAGATAGCGGTAATATAACATTCGATCGAGGATAAAGAAATGACGCAACAACTAATTAGCACAGGAACAGTGGCCAACGATGGTCAAGGGGATTCCCTACGTACCGCAGGTATAAAAATTAATTCAAACTTTACTGAATTATATTCACAACTTACAATACCGTTAACAGCCGGCCAAACAGGTAAGGTACTTAGCACAGACGGGACTAGTGTTTTTTGGACTACTTCAAATGCTATTAACAACGTGCAGACAACTGGATCATATGCTGATCCAGTGTGGATTACTAGTTTAAGTTATGCTAAATTGATTGGAGCACCTCAGCAATATACATTACCGACAGCCGCTACAAATGTATTAGGCGGAGTTAAAGTTGATGGGACAACAACTACAATTACTAACGGAGTTATTTCTGCACCGTATACCTACACACTTCCAACAGCAACAACTAGCGTACTAGGCGGTGTGAAAGTTGACGGAACAACAGTTACAATTAGTGGAGGCATAATCAGTGCTACTCCCAGCGGATATTCATTGCCTACTGCGACAACAAGTATATTAGGTGGCGTAAAGATTGACGGCACGACTATTACAATTAACAATGGTGTAATTAGTACAAGTTTTCCAACAGCAACTACAACAATTTTAGGTGGTGTTAAAGTTGACGGTTCAACTGTTACTATTAGTAATGGCGTAATCACAGCACCATACACTTATACTTTACCAACAGCTAGTACTTCAACACTAGGTGGTATAAAAGTTGACGGCACAACAATTTCAATAAACAATGGGATTATAACAGCGGCCAACGGTGCGTATTCATTACCTACTGCAAGTACTACCCAGTTAGGTGGTGTAAAAGTTGATGGATCAACTATAACCATTAACGGCAGTGGAGTAATAACATCTAACTATGTTAACTATACATTACCAGCTGCCAGCACTACTACACTAGGTGGTGTAAAGATTGATAATGCGTCAGTTGTGTTAAACGTTAGCAATCAACTTTCAGTTAATTTTCCAGTAGCAACTACCAGTACACTTGGTCAAGTAATAGCTGACGGTACAACAATTAACGTTAACGCAGGAACTATTAGTGCTATTGCTAGTAATATTCGAGCGGTAGCAGCCGCAATGTTTACCGGCGGAGCAAATACTGGCTTGACATTTAGTTATAATTCCGGCACTGGTCTAATGACATCAGTTAACACTGGCGGCGCTGGTAGCGGTATCCAGGGAGTTACAGTGCAATCTGGCGGAGTTACACAGGGCACAAGTGCTGGAATTACTACAGTAAACTTTACCGGTAGCGGAGTTACGACAACTGGTACAGGAAGTACGGCAACAGTTACAATTAATACAAGTAACTATACACTGCCAGCCACGACTACATCAGCACTTGGCGGTGTAATAGTCCCAGCCGTTGCCACAAGCGGCATTACAAATTCTAGTGGTACAATTAGCCTCGCAGTAGCAAGTGCAAGCCAGTTAGGTGGTGTGAAAATTGACGGTACGACAATTACACTCAATGGTAGCAATCAGTTAGTAGCTACTCAGTATTCACTACCAACTGCTAGCAATAGTGTATTGGGTGGAGTCAAAGTAGACAATTCTACCATTACAATTAGTAGCGGAACAATCAGTGCTGTTGGTGCCAGCAGAAATACGGTAGCAACTACTACTACAACTTTAGCAAATGCGGCTAGTGTAACAGCTACCGTGACTATGGCCAAAGGATATGCATTGTATAGTATTCAAGCTTCTGCCGGCGCATGGGTAACATTATATTCTAGTTCAAGTGCGCAAAGCAGTGATTCTAGTAGATTGATTACAACTGATCCAACACCGGGTAGCGGTGTTATTGCTGAATCAATATCAACCTCGGCAATAACAACTAGTTTTACACCAGCAGTGTTTGGATACAATAATGACGGAACCGTTTCAACAAATGCTTATTTAAAAATCTACAATAATAGCGGATCTTCAACAGCTATTACTGTAACGCTAACATACTTAAAATTAGAATTCTAATATGAGTCATACTCCTGCCAATCTAAAAATAGTTGATGTAACTTCTGACGTAAGTGGAACACCGACGGGTCTTGGCTCTTATACTAGCAACTATCTGACACCTCCACAGATCGCTACTGCTTATAACATTCCTAGTTCTACCGGCTACGGTGTGAACATTGGAATTTTTAGTTTTGGCGGAGGCTTTTATCAAACTGACCTTAATAGTTCATTTGCAGACTTACAAGCCGCCGGGTTAATAGATTCAACTCTTACAGCACCAACTATTAGGCAAGTATTATTAGATGGACAAACTGGATCATACACTGCTGACACGGGAGCTAGCGGAGAAAACACCGTAGACATTTATTGTACTGCATGCATGGCTCCTAAGGCTAACATTACAATTTATATTGGTAATAGTTATGCTAGTATGATGACTCGAGCTATAGCAGACGGCATGCATATTATTACTATTAGTTGGGCAAATACTGAATATACAAGCGAAGAATCATATTTTCAGCAGGCTGCCAGTGCCAAGATTGCTGTATTGGCAGCATCTGGAGATTGGGGATCGACTCTTACAACAACCGGCTCCTCTCTTCAGGTTTGTTACCCGGCATCAAGTCCTTATGTAATGTCAGTTGGTGGAACTAAACTAAAATTAAATCTTGATAACACTCGTAAGACTGAATCTGATGACAATCGAGATGCATCATTTGGTACTACATGGGGAGGGGGTGGAGGAATTAGTACTACATTTTCGCGACCTACTTGGCAAAACGGATTATATTACACTCCCATTACTAGCGGAGTTGTTGGTAGTCCTACCGCACTATCTACTCGAGGTGTGCCTGATATTTCAGCTCCGATGAATGTTTATGTGTTTTATGAAAACGGAGCGATTTCAGGTGCAGGAGGAACTAGCCTTTCAAGTCCGATACTCGCAGGAATACTAGCTAGATATATGCAACTAACCGGTACAAAAAGATCTAGTCCTGAATGGAATACTTTAGCCTATGCTAATCCTAGTGCATTTTTTGATATAACTGTGGGAACTAATAATACTGTAATTACAAGCGGATATGCAGGAACAAGTGGATGGGATTGCGTAACAGGATTAGGCCCGATGGTCGGCACATCAATCTATCAACTAATACGTACCGGAACTGTATTTCCTAAACAAAACTATGGATTTAGGCCTACTACGGGGCAAACTTATCCACGTAGAACTACTGGTGCAAGATAGCGATTAAACTAGCACATAATAAACATTGATAAATATAAGATAAAGAGAGTTAACTATGCATAAAGATCAAACTGGAGTCCATATAGAAGGGCACATTAAAATCTGGGATCCTGAAACTAAAGAAATCTACGTAAACAAACGTAATGCTATTCATTATGAAAATATGAGTAATGCTCTAGCACAGAGTTTAGCAGATAGCGGCCAAGGATTTATTCAACAGATGGCATTTGGTAATGGCGGTACCTCAGTGGATCCTACAGGAATTATTACATATTTGACTCCAAACAGTTCAGGTACTAATGCTAGTTTATACAATCAACAGTATTTTAAAGTAGTTAATCAAAATTCTAGCACAAACACTGATCCTACACGCAACTATATCGAGACACGTCACGTTACCGGTACAAACTACACTGATGTATTTGTTACATGTTTGTTAGACTATGGTGATGGTAGCAGTGCTGGACAACAGGCATTTGATACTGCGGCAACTAACACAAGTGCATTTGTATTTGATGAATTAGGTTTGCAAAGTTATAGTTCGACTGGTAATAGCTTATTACTAACACATGTAATTTTTCATCCAGTGCAAAAAAGTTTAAATCGTCTAATTCAAATTGATTATACAGTACGTATTCAAACACTTACTGGCCTAGTGGGAGTATAATAAATGACCTATCAAGTCACCTATACTGAAACTACTAATCCTAGTAAAGTACCTATTACTGTAGCAGATCAAAGTCTCAACACACAAACAAGTATTACGTTTGTAGGAAAAAACTATGCTGGATATGCTCCAGTACTAGCTAGTAACATGCTCCATATGTTGGAAAATTTTGCTAGTCCAAGTGCTCCTACTAATCCTGTACAAGGTCAATTATGGTACGATAATTCAAATAATATTTTGAAAGTATTTGATGGATCCGGCAATTGGAATGCCGCAGGTAGCGTTAAAAAAGCAAGTTCGGCTCCCGCAGTAGCATCAAGCACCGCCGGCGATCTTTGGGTAGATACTACTAACAGTCAGTTATATTTGTTTTCAGGGTCAAACTGGTTATTAGTCGGCCCTCAGTTTAGTGCTGGTACATTAACTGGCCCTCAAGTTGAAACAATTACAGATACAAATAATGCTAGTCACAGTGTAATTAGTTTTTATTCAAACAACTATAGAATATCGATTATCAGTAAAGATAGCTTTACACCAAAATCAACCATTTCCGGATTTACTACAATTAACGAAGGTGTTAATTTAAGCTCAGTTGACAGTACTAATACAAGTAACCCTACAAGATTCTACGGAACAGCTACATCAGCTGATGCACTATTAGTAAACGGCACCGCAGTGTCTGCATCAAACTTCTTAAGGGGTGATGTTGTAAGTATTAGTAGTGTACCTTTTAGTGTTAGAAGTGACGGCGGTGTTAGTGTAGGTAGCAATCTTAGTTTTAACTTAGGTACAGATGGATCGACAGCAATACTTTATAATAAAACTAGTGGCAGTCCAATCGATTTTAAATTAAACAATGCTGGAGTAACTAATACAGTATTGCATCTTGATGCTACCGGCAAGGTCGGCATTGGCAGTAACAATACTAGTCCTGCATCGGCACTAGATGTCAAAGGTACAATTACCACTAGTGCCGGCTTAGTAGATACTGGAACTACTGATAGTTCAGCATTAGGCACAGGCAGTATTAAAACAACCGGCGGTCTAAGCGTTGCTCTTAAGAGTAATTTTGGTGATGATGTTACTACATACGGACAAAATTATTTAAATTATCTAGATGTTAACGGCAATCCAGTTGCGGCATCAGTTATATTACCCGGAACAGATAGTGCAAATCAATTATATGATATTGGTTCGGCAAGCAGACAATTTAGAAACGTATATGCACAAAGTTTCGTTGGCGCATTTAACGGAACATTTACAGGCAGTCTTAGTGGAAATATTACAGGTGCCGCGGCACGCTTGTCTAGTCCTACAGTGTTTAGCCTTACAGGAGATGTAACTAGTAATGCTATCAGCTTTACAGGACAAACTACTAACGGTACTGCTACATTTACTACCAACATTAATCAAAGTATTATTACAAGTAAGACAGCGGCAATTGATAGTTTGCAAACTGATCAGCTATTAGTTTATCGATCAGGATCAGGATTGTTAAGCATGGCTAAATCGGTATTTCTTAACCATGTACCATTTATTCCAGTAGGAACTATTTTACCTTATGCAGGTGCAACCGCCCCATCCGGCTACTTATTTTGTGATGGCAGCGAAGTACTAATATCAAACTACGCCACATTATACTCCATTATAGGGTACACATACAAAGCTCAATCACTGCTACAAGGTGCCGCAACCTTTGCACTTCCAGACTTGCGCGGCAGATTTGCTCTTGGTAAAGATAATATGAATAACAGTTTATCTGTTCCATACAAAGATGGGTCAGGTACACTAGTAAGTGCGGGAGGTGGCAGTGCTAGTCGAGTAACTGATGTAACGGCAACAACCATAGGATCAGGATCAGGCAGTCAAGCGGTAACACTAAGTACATCAAATCTTCCAGATCATAAACATAATCTAAGTAGCGGCGCGGCACAATACTACGCCGCCGGCTTATCAGGTGCTGCCGCAGATGCAAACGCAATCCCAGGGCTTGGATTACCAAGTTCAAGCACTGGTTCAGGATTACCTAACAGCGGTAGTGTTATTGCTAGTCAAACTAGTCAAGCTCTTAATGTTATGAATCCATATGCAACTATAAACTACATAATCTATACTGGTGTTATATAATGAGCTATACTATTAATCGTACTAACGGAACAACATTAACCAGCATTGTAGATGGATCAATTGATCAAACTTCTACAGATCTAGTACTAATTGGAAAAAATGCCAGTAGTTACGGTGTATATGTTAATGATAACTTTGTTCACCTATTAGAAAATTTTGCTAACAGCAGTCAGCCTAGCCATCCTATCATAGGTCAGTTATGGTTCGACACTACACAAAATAGACTTAAAGTATATGACGGGTCTAGTTTTAAGGTCAGTGGCGGTACAGTTGTTTCAAATTCAATTCCTAGCGGCATTACTACAGGTGATATATGGATTGATAGTAAGAACGAACAACTTTATTTCAATGATGGTATACAAACACTTTTAGCAGGTCCTATATACACAAGTACACAGGGCCTAACTGGCTTTCAAGTACAAACTATATTAGATACAAACAAGATTTCACGTACGATTGCACTATTATATGTTTCGCAGACACTTATGGGCATCTTTAGTAAGGATGCATTTACACCTGCAAGTGCTATAGCAGGGTTTTCAGGAAGTATTGGTGTAGGGTTCAACGCATCTACAACTACTGGATTACAATTTAATGTTCCGGTTACCAAATCTTATGCATTAGTGGCCGCAGATGGTTCTAGTAAAACTCCTTCAAACTTTGTAGCAACAACAGGAAGTTCTAGTATATCTTCAGGAACACTGTCAATTCAAAGTGCGTCACCTTTGGTGTTAGGCACAAGTGCTAGTACACAATTTGATGTTACTGCAAGTTTGTTTAATATCAAGTCTAATGCTAGTAATCAAAATATACAGATTAGCACACTGGTAGGAAGTACTCTTTCGCCGGCAGTATTTGTTAATGCAACATCCCAACGGGTTGGTATTTTTACTAATACTCCCTCAGCTATGCTTGATGTAGCGGGAAATGTATCCATTCAAGGTAACTTAACTGTTTTAGGGGCAACGACAACAATTAGTACAACAAATCTTGTAATATCTGATAAACTAGTTACAATAGGATCTACTGCTAGCCCTACAGACAGTACAGCAGATGGTGCAGGAATTGAAATTCCAGGCGGAACTACTAAGACATTTACCTATGTTAATGCTACTCCTGCATGGACTAGTTCAGAAAATTTAAATCTAGCTAGCGGAAAAACATACAAAATTAATGGTTTTGATGTACTTTCAGCGACTAGTTTAGGAAGTATTATTACGAGTGCCCCAGGTTTAACTAGTGTTGGTAATCTAACTAGTTTAACTGCTGGTACTTTAACAGTTACTACTAACACTATTAGTGCAACACAAGTTAATAGTAATCTTGTACTAGCACCAAACGGTACAGGAAGTGTTAGTGTAAGTAATGCTACAATAATAAATGTAGGAACGCCATCAAATTCAACAGATGCTGCCAACAAATCTTACGTTGATATTAGTACTCAATCTGCTCCGCATGCTATTAATTTAACTACTACTGGATTTACCAACACTCAAATTGCAAGTAATTTTATTACCAAGCTATTTCCAGTAGCTGAACATCAAAACAACACGATTGTTAGGGCATTTTGTATTGATCTAGGATCAACACAGACAATTAATGCAGGTAGTTTAATTACTAACAGCGTATATCAAATAGTTGTTCCGGGATCTCCATCATTTACAAATATAGGTGCTAGTGCCAACACCGCTGGCACTATATTTGTAGCAACAGGACCAGGTAGCGGAACAGGAACAGTAGCACCGGTAATTAGGGTATTCCAGCTACTTACAGGAACTTGGACTTACCAGAGTTACTTGTAACCCAAAATAGCATAAATACACTAGAAATAAGGAAAAGGGCGAAATGTCATACACCATTAACAGATATAACGGAACGCAGATCACTGTAGTTGCTGACGGCACTATTGATGCTACTCTTGATCTAAAATTGATCGGTAAAAACTATGCAGGATACGGAGCCGTACAAAACGAAAATTTCGTATACTTGTTAGAAAATTTTGCTAATTCAACTCAACCACCAAAACCATTACCAGGTCAAATCTGGTTTGATAGCGGTAATAGTAAACTAAAATTTTATGACGGCAATAAATTCCGTACTACAGGTGGCGCAGAAATCGGTACAACTGCTCCTACAGGATTAACTACTGGCGATTTCTGGTATGATAGCGCACATCAACAATTATATGCCTATAACGGTACAACGTTTACCCTAATTGGACCACAGGCAGTTGCTGGATCTGCAACTACCCAAATGAGATCTGTTAGTCTAACTGATACTAATCAAGCAACTCACGCTGTAATTGAAGCTATTGATAATGGTAATGTTATCTTTATTATTAGTGCAGACAGCGATTTTACCTTAGATAATACAATTAATCCGATTACTGGATTTACTACTATACATCAAGGTGTTACACTTTGCTACACAAACAACAGCGGTACACCTGGACAAACAACAACTAGCCATAGATTCTATGGCACAGCAACTAACTCAGATCGTTTAGGCGGCCTAAGTGCTAGTAATTTTGTACAATCAGGCAGCGGAAGTTTTACTAATCAAGTTAATTTTGCAGACGTTGGATTTACAGTAGGTAATCCGGTTGCTAGATTGTCAGTATTTAATCAGGGCGCATTGGTTCCTACCATTTCTAACCAAGTAAGCAATACTATAGCATTCCAGACTACAGCTAGTTCTGTAACTAAGTATCCTATGCAACTAGTAGGTAGTGATGTACTACCGGGTGTTACACTAACAAGTAATTTAGGATCAACTGGATTACAATGGAATAATGTATATGCTACTTATTATTATGGTGTCGCACAACAAGCTGATGCCCTTAGTGTAAACGGATATTATAGAACAGCTAGTACAACCGCTACTGCAAATACTATTGCCGCTAGAGACTCGAGCGGTAACTTAACAGCAAGTTTATTCTCAGGAATAGCTTCGGCAGCTAATTATGCTGACTTAGCAGAAAAATATCTTACTGATGTTGAATTGGAAGCAGGTACAGTGGTATCTGTAGGCGGTTCTGCAGAAGTTAGAGCATGTAGTTGGAACGAACGTGCAATTGGCGTAGTTAGTACCAACCCAGCATTTATGATGAATAAAGATTTAGAAGGTGGCACTTATATTGCACTTAAAGGCCGAGTGCCTTGTAAAGTAACCGGCTCAGTTACTAAAGGTGATCAATTAGTGGCAGCTAATGGCGGTGTTGGTACTTCTTTAGCCAATATTGATGATGTTAGCGTAGGTACATTATACCCATTTGCTATCGCATTAGAATCTTTTGACGGTAGCTCACAAGTGGGCACTATTGAAGTCATCGTTTTATAAATAATTCACGAAAAAGGTTACAGGATGGCAGGTCAAGGTACATTAATACTAGCGTTAGACTATAATAATATCCAATCTAAAATTTCTCAAGTTTTAGGTGTTGGATCGAGTAATTACGGATATAACCAAACAGTTCTAAGTAGCCAAGTTAGTGTAAATCAAAAAATCACTGCTATACAATGGCAAAATCTGTATAATGATTTAATTAGAGCACGTGGACACCAAACTGGTGCGAATGAAAGTACCAGCATAACTTATCCTACTACGTCGTTAACTATTAAAGAAATTGATCGTGCGGCATATCAGACGTATGTTAACACTATAGATGCTAATCGATTATCAGTACCGCCAAGTGGTCAAGCTACGTTAGAAACTTATGCTACAGGTACTCGTACCCAACAGTGGAACGGTACGATTACACATACCGTGGTATTAACGTTTACTGATGGAAATACTGCAAGATCATTTTTCAATGCTGGCGGATATATCCAATTATCTGCGAGTGAAACCCCAGACGTGAGTAATTTAAAAAATAACAGTTGGCAAACTATGTTGGCAAATATGGGTTTTATCAGAATGACTTATAATAGCACAACTAACACTGGTAATAATAATGGTGTAACAACAAGTAACGTAGGATATCTTAGTTTAACTACAACGCCACAATTGGCATTTGTTAAGCTAACTGAACAGCCTACATACAGCTCAAATCAGTATAACGTGTTTGTTAATACAGATGCCACTGGCTCTATAATTACATTCAGCATACAATTTGCTGATTTATCTGGCGGTGGTGTAGATGAAAATGTAACTGGAACCTTGATTAGTTTAGTTCAGGGATATCGTCCAAGCGGATCGAATGTCTCTATAAGTACTCCAAGTGTCTCTTCATCGGGACCTTAATTAATAAAGGTTAAAAATGGCTGGTCAGGGTAATAAGGTATTATCATCAGATTACAATACTATACAATCAATTATATCTCCAATACTTGGTGCGCCATCTGGCACAACAGGTTATGCTCAAACAGTATTAAGTAGTCAGTCTTCTGTAAATCAAAAGATTTCAGCCGGACAATGGCAAAATTTATATTCAGATTTAATTGCGGCAAGAACACATCAAACTGGTTTAGATGAAACTTCTAATCTAACTTATCCCACTACAAGTGTAAAGATTACAGAAGCCGATCGTGCGGCGTATCTTGCGTATGCTAATACTATTAGTGCAAATAAACTAGTTACTCCGCCTAGCGGCCAAGCAACTTTTGAAACCTATGCTTCATCATCAAGAAATTCAGCATGGAACGGCACTATAACACATACTGTTTCACTAACATTTGATACTGCGGCTCATGCAAGAGGATATTTTAATGCTGGCGGATATATACAATTTTCAGCGAGCCATAGTCCAGATTCTCCAAACTTAAAAAATACTTCATGGCAAACTATGTTAACTAACATGGGAACGATTACATGGAGATACAACGGTACTACAAATAGCGGTAACAATACTGGTACTACAACTACATCTATAGGTTACGATAATTTAAATACTGGATTCCAAACAATATTTACTAAGCTAACTGAGCAGGCTACATATAGTCCAAATCAATACGATATATATGCGGCAGTCAATGCCGGCGGCAATGTAATTTATCTTAGCATACAATTCCAAGACTTGGCTACTACTTCTAACACTACTATATATAACACCGGTTTTGGAAATTATGGCCCGTACGGTATCGATGAAAACATTACTGGAACGTTGCTCAGTACAGTTCAAGGTTATCGCCCGTCTGGCTCTAGCGTTTCTATACCGTATCCAGCTGTGTCCCAATCAGGACCTTAATCCCCTAAACTCTTGACAAGCTAACTACAATAGTGTAATATTATACACTACGGAGTTTATCTATGGACGAGAGAATCGAAAAAGCATTTGCTGTTGTCAATTATATGTCAACATTGTCAAATCAGCGCAGAATAATATTAGAAGAATATAATCAAAAACTAGTATACTACATAAGCGGCGCTACTTTTAAAATTACCCCTGAACTAATTAATTTTACTAAAACAGTATTAGATTTAGGTTATAAAGAAGATGTAGCATTTGTAGATGCTAATAATCTTCCAGTTATAATTAACGATGTTCAACAATTCTTTGATGACATTATGTTAAAATATTTTGAATCAACAAATGAATATGCTGTTAAGTATGCCGATATTAAAAGCAAAAGAAAAATTTCAGATATAGTAAATCTATGACCAATGGTGTAGTACTATTCGCGCAAAATAACACTACGATAGATTATATTAAACTAGCCGTATACGCATCTAACAAGATTAAAAAAAATCTTGAATTGCCAGTTAGTCTAATTACAGATAATAAGAAATGGCTGTTGGATAATTTTCCCGAGCATAATTTTGATCAGATAATTGAAATTAAGGCAGAATCAACTCCGCAAAAAAAATATTTCCATGACGGTACTTTAGCATCAAAGAAGTTAGATTGGCATAATCAATCTCGTAGCTCAATCTTTGATCTTAGTCCTTATGACAGAACACTCGTAGTTGATAGTGATTATATTATAAATTCTAATGTACTTAATAATGCATTTTTAAATGATTATGATTTTCAAATATATCGTAACAGTTTTGACCTAGCCGACTGGCGTACCGGAACTGAATTTAAAAGAATTAATCAGTACAGTATACCGTTTTACTGGGCTACTGCATTTGTGTTTAAGAAAAACGACATAATGAAAAGTTTTTTTGATCTAGTAGCCTACATTAAAAATAATTGGTTATATTTTAGAAATCTCTATAACATAGAAAGTCCAGCATTTAGAAATGACTTTGCTTTTAGTATCGCTATACATATTATGAATGGAAAAACTAACGGAGAATTTGCAGTAGAACTTCCGGGAACAATGACCTACGCTATCGATAAAGATATACTAGTCAAAGCAGACGACAACATAATGCAATTTCTAATTGAAAAACAAAACCACCCGGGTGAATATACTCTAGTAAAGACTCAAGGAATCGATGTACATGTCATGAATAAAATAAGTCTAAGTAGATATATTGATGGAGGTTACGGTGTCTAAAGGGTTTTTAGTTTTTGCTCAAAATACTGATGATGTTGATTATGTCAAACAGGCCTACGCATTAGCCTTGAGTATCAAGTATAGTCAAAAGGAAATTACTAGCATCTCGTTGGTTACTAACAGTGATGTACCTAAAAAATATAAAAAAGCATTTGATCAGATAATTCCAATACCTTGGTTCGATGACGGTAGTGATAGTCCGTTTAAAGCAAACCATCGTTGGAAATTATATCATGCTAGCCCCTATGAGGAAACAATAGTACTTGATAGTGACATGCTAGTCTTAGAAGATATTACAGCATGGTGGGATTATTGTAGTAATTTTGATATTAAATTTTGTAATCGCATACTCAATTATAAATTAGAAACCATACAAGATACATATCATAGAAAAACATTTATAGCAAATAGTTTACCTAATCCTTATTGTGCTTTACATTATTTTAAAAAGAGGCCAACTGCCCATGAGTTTTACAAAGTTCTTGAATTTGTTTGTAACAACTGGGAATGGTGTTACAATTTATATGCCCCAGTTGAATACCAAAATTGGTTAAGTATGGATTTAGCAGTAGCGATCGCAATTGAAATTACCGGACACTACGATGTATTAGACGTACATAGTCCATTAGAATTTACACATATGAAAACCCCTATTCAGGGGTGGTTACCTATTCCTATAAGTTGGCAAGATACTGTTCCGTGGGTATTAAATGCTAAGGGAGAACTAGTAGTAGGTAATATCCGGCAAGGCGCAGTATTTCATTATGTAGAAAAGAATTTTGCTACTAAAAAAATCTTATCTAAATTAGAGAGGTTAGCTAATGGCACGTAAATTACCTAAATTTATTCCTCCTCGTTTCTATCTCCATTACGACAAAAAGACTGGTGAAATTTTAAGTGTAGGAAACGAAATTAGTGAAGTACACAAAAATAGAATCGAAGTTACATTAGAAGAGCATGATAGATTTCTGTATGGCCGAGAAAAATTCCATGATTGGCAAGTAGGATATATCCGTACTAATGATAATAAAACTATCTTAGCACTAACACCAAAGACCGATCAAGGATACGCATTTAAAAATAACGTATTTGAGTGGATTGAAGATGCACCGACTAAGTCAACTGAGCTAACTGTTACATGGGACAAGCCTAACAATCAATGGATATTTTCTCTATCAGATTCAGCTAAAAATCGACTTAAAGATAAACAGTCTGATCCTCTAGTATTTTTTGTTATGTTAGCAAATGATTTTGATTTTTTGATTAGGACTATTGTAATTAATAGTTTAGATCTAATTAATTTTAATTCTATTACTAAAGAATTTAATACTGGGTTAGAACAAGACATAAGTAAAATTTCCATTGCATCAAAAATATATTTCCAAAGTTACGGATTAAAAATAAATGATTAAAATTATAGAACAAGATATTATTTTTCTCAGCTACGATGAACCAAACGCTGAAAAAAATTACGCAGACTTATGTAATAAAGTGCCTTGGGCAAAACGTGTACATGGAGTCAAAGGCAGTGATGCCGCCCATAAAGCCTGCGCCGCACTAAGCGAAACTGAATACTTTGTTACTGTAGATGCAGACAACATTGTTGATCCAAAATTCTTAGAAGTTGAAATAGATTTAGATGCATTAGGTCTAACTAGTGAAAACGTGTTTAGTTGGTGCGGCCGTGTTCACGTTAATGGACTTATGTATGGAAACGGTGGTTTAAAGTTATGGACACGTAAGTTTGTTAACGAAATGAAAACTCATGAAAACTCAGATCCCACTGATGCCAAAGGTCGAGTAGAATTTTGTTTTGATGATCGATATTATCAATTCAATGAAAATTATTCTGAAAGTTTTACGAATGAAACGCCATTCCAAGCATGGAGAGCAGGTTTTCGAGAAGGCGTTAAGATGTCGCTAAATCAAGGAGAACAGGCAACTGATCTTAAAGAAATTTGGTGGCAGAACTATCATAGATTGTTAATTTGGTCTAGTGTAGGAGCAGATGTAGAAAACGGAATTTGGTCAATACTAGGTGCTCGAGAAGGGTGCTACAGAACTATGTGTACTGATTGGGATTATGCAAATGTTCGTGATTTCGATTATCTAACTGAACTGTGGAATACTACACACGAACTAGCTGAACCTGAAGCGATGACTCAATATATAAACTTTTTAGGAAAAGAATTGCGTGATAAATGTAAGTTAGAAATAGCTAATTTAGATTCAGCTGGAAGTAAATTCTTCAAAACAGTTTATCAAAATACACCAAGGATAATTCGCAAACGTGTATGATATAATTTTTATCAGCTATAACGAACCAACGGCAGATGAAAATTTTGCTAGGTTAAAAGAAAGATTTCCATTGGCAAAACGTGTTAATGGAGTTGAGGGAATTCACCAAGCTCATATTGCCGCGGCTAAGAAATCATTTACTAAAATGTTTTGGGTAGTAGATGCTGATGCCATTATACTAGATACTTTTAAATTTGATTATATTGTTCCGGAATGGGATTTAGATGCAGTCCATGTGTGGCGCAGTCGTAATCCAATGAATGGGCTTGAATATGGCTATGGCGGTGTAAAATTATTGCCAAAAAAATTAACTATAGATATGCGCACAGACACTATAGATATGACTATGAATATTAGTAGTAAATTTAATGCAATGAATGAAGTTAGTAATATTACAGCATTTAATACTAATGAATTTAATACTTGGCGGAGTGCTTTTAGAGAATGCTGTAAGCTGGCAATTATTAACAATGCCGAAGCATCTGAACGATTAGATATATGGTGTAGTATTGCTCACGGTGCGTATGCTGAACAGGCATTAAGTGGAGCTATTGCTGGAAGAGAATATGGAGAAATCTATGGAATTGATCCTGTGGAAATAGCTAGGATCAATGACTTTAATTGGCTACTAGCTCAGTGGCTAATGGAAATATTTTAGCAATTACTTGAGCACATGCAATAGCAACTTCCTGATGCTCTTTTTGGGTACCATTTGCACTACGCAATTCAATGAAATGAATCCAACTGCGTAACGTACCGTTCATATATAATCGGCTTTCAATTAACCCTTCTGGTAACACTGCACGGGCCTGTTCTTTAGCAATACCACGTTCAATCGCTTCTTCGTAGATTATACGACTATGTTCAACGATGAACTTTTGTTTGGCATCCCACCATGCTTGTAATTCCGTATCATCTGTGGAGATACTGTTCTGTCTATTTTTTGTATCTTGGAGTCGTGCTTCTCGCAATACAAACGACAGGTCTTTAGTAGGATCAGCATATCGCTGACTGAATTCTTGAAAGCTGAAGCTACGATGTCTGAGGATCTGTCGTGC